CGCCGGTCGCTCCGCCGCCGCCACCGCCGCCGAGGTTGGTCCCGTCGCCGCCTCCGCCCGCTCCGCCATTTCCCCCGATTGACGGATTCATCGCCACGGGAGACTTAAAGTTATTTGCATACGAATAAAAGTATGATCCTTGATTGCCGGAGCTTACCGAAGATGTATTGTTGCCGCCCGATCCGCTCGACCCGGTTCCGCCGGACCCAGAATAGGCTCCAGGCTGGAGGTTCCAAAGTATCACCGCCCCGCCTCCGCCCGCGTTGGTCCCGGTTGTCGTGGTACCCGCGACGCCCGCCGTGCTGGTACCGCTGGCCGGCAGCGTAGACTGGTTGCTGTACCCGGTCGTTCCCGCCGCTGCGCCCGAGGATGACGTTGCGTTCGAGCCCGCCGACGAACTACATACGATCGCGCCCGCCTGAGCCGCCGAGAGGTTAAGCGTCCCTGAGACGTAGACGCGGAAGCCGACCGTCTTCAGGATTCCCGTGCCACTCATCGTCAGGTTTGCATAATACATATCCCTTGTAAGAGTCGTCGTACCGCTCGATATGGTGACCGTGCCGTCCTGGCCGCTGCCGAAATAAAAAACGCCGTGCTGTTGAGCGACGAACGCATCGTTAGCCGCGAGCGTGGACGTATCGCCGAGTGCCTGCGTCGGCACACCGAGGTAGGGTAGGTTTGTCGGTTGGCGTGGGCTGGCGTCACCTGGCATAGACTAGAAACTCCACCCTGTGACCGAAAACGCAAGCTGTTTGCCGCTGGTGACCGTCGAGGTTGTGGCAGCCGTAAGTGTCGTTCCGCTGGCCAGGTCCAGGTACGGATTGCCTGACGGATCGTGGGCCAGTCCCGGTATGAGCGAGGTCGTAAGCAGGTTAACCGGCAGCGTACCCGCCGCGTTGCCGGATGATGCCGCGACCGAAAGCGTCGCGAGTAGATAGCTCGTGGACGAAATCACGAGAAACAGGTTAACCGTATAGGCCGACGTGTCGGTGTTGCTCACCGAAAGAAACTTGATCCGGGTCCCGTTGGTTCCTGGCGTCACGATCGTCTGGGCCGTCGTGCCTTGCGCGTTGGCGATGGCCGTGAGCTGATTGAATAGCGTCTGCTCGTAAACTGGCGTTGCCGTCATCGCCATGATCAGGGAGCCCCAAAAAACGAGAGGGAAACTGGATCAACGCCAATGATCGCCAGGTTTCCGGAGGTCGGCAGTGTGACATTAGTGGTTGCTTTAAGAGTGAGTGTGAGACCAAAGGCTCCGGAGGTCGTGAGCGAGCCCCCGAGCGTGACCGCTTTGCCCCCGATCGACGCCACGGTGAGCGCACCGGCCGCGGTCAAGGTTGCGTCACCGGAGACGACTTCGAAGGCCGGATTGGCCGAACCGCCCTGGTCCACGAGGACCCGCCCGGCCGTACCGACAGCCACTGTACCGACAATCCCGGTGCCGTTGCCAACGAGGACCGAATAGGCCGCCAGGCTGGTCGCTCCGGTTCCGCCCGATCCGACCGCCAGGGTCGATGAAAGCCCGCCAGCCGTGCCTGTGATCGATCCCGATGGGACCACGTAATCGGTCCCGGCCGTCGCCGCAAGCAGGGTTCCGCCCGACCCCTTAACCAGGCCCGTCGGCGGCCCGTTGAGCCCCGTATTAATGGCCGTGATGGCCGTGTTAATGGCCGAGACCAATGAGGCCGACGGGCGGAGGTCGAGATAGTCTCCGGCCGCGAAAGCCCGGTCAGCCGTGATCGCCGTAACGGTCAGCGTACACTGGCCGGCCGACGGCGTGTTGAGTGCCACCGCTGAGCAGGTGTAGGTTGCGAGTAGCTCGGATGTCCCGGTGCCGTAGGTCGCCGCCGTAATCACCGTGCACACAAACGGGACGGCCGGCAACGTCGCTCCTGAGATACTCAGCACGATCGAGCCCGAGCCCGACGTGTGAGCGCTTTGCAGCGGCACCTGCTGGATATCGTCGGCTGCGTTATATAGAGTAAGGCTCATGCGTCAGTTAAGCTGCGGAGATTTCGACTTGCCGCCCATCGTTGAACGGCCTCGATAGAACGTTAATAACCCGGTCGAGGTATCGGCCTCGCGGAACATCGTCGGGAAGCTTGCGGACGTTTTCTAGCCACCCACTGAGGAACTCGGGCGGTATCCAGCCGAGCCAGCGATAAAGCAGCGCCGACCAATCAACGCTAGCACCCTCGATGATATCCATCGTGTAATCGAGGGCCGCGAAAAACCGCGTGAATTGGCGAATGACTTCGGCCGGGTCGTTCGCCTGGTCTTTCGAGAGCATCGAGGCGTGTTGTATCCAGTAGCCGGCGACCACCGGATCAAAAACAACCGGCGCGAGTGCCGCCATACGCGATGGGACAAGCCGCTCAACGAACATATCGCAATCGTCCGGGATCGAGTCGAGCATCTCCCGGAATCGGTCGTTAACCCGGTACGCTTGGGCGGGGCAGAGCGCCCACGACGTGACGTAGCTCGACGCCGCGATAACCTGACCGCCGGGCCAGCATGCGGGCTTCCCTTCGAGGAAATCCATCGGAACCCACGGCGCGGAGAACTTGAAAGGCATGCCGAGCCGGTCGCTATAGGCCGACTGAAGTCGAGCCATGTAGAGGTCGGCCTCGGGAAAGTAATCCATCACGTCGATGATCCGCTCGGCGTAGGTCTCGCGGATCGTGTCATCGTCTTGAAGCCAGGCGAAGTACTCGGTCTCGGCCGCCATGGCACACGCCCGCCAGTTCGGCCAGGCCGCCGTTGCGCCCGTCTTCAAATGGACAACGTCGAGTGCGGAAAACTCGCTTGATGCGAGGATTGCCTCGGTCGGCTCCGTGTCGCCATCGTCGGCCACGATGACGCGCACGGGAACGGATTGATAGAGCGCCGCGCGTAATGCTCTGGGGAGCAAATGCGGGCGGTTGTAGGTCGGAATCCCGATCGTAAGCACGCTCATTACTGGTAGTATCGCCCTTGCGCACACTGAACGTAATCGACAGTGAGTGTCTCAGCGCTCGATGAGCCGGACCGAACGCCGAAGCCGAAATACATATTCGCTAGCGAGGTCGTCGTGAGGCTAAGCGAGCCCGACGCGACGAGTGAGCGCGTATTACTGGTGACGGTCGAGACGTAGTAAAGCACGTTGCTGACGCCGACGGCGACCGCGGTCGGTAAGAGCACCATGCCGACGATATAGCTCTGCCCTGACACGACCGTTGTTATCGCGGTTGACGTGGTATTTTGCGTCGATCCGTTCGAGGTCTGGGCGTTGATGCTCATTCCGCCCGTTGTCTTATAGATGCACGCGCCGCTATAAGACGAAGCGGGGACGCCCGTGTTTTGCAGGAATCCCGTCGTCGTCACCGAGGTCAAGCCGGCAAACCAACTTGATTTATTAGTGTTCGCTTCGGTGACATTGACATACGCTTCCCAGACCACCGGCACGTTGAGCCCATAGTAAAAGACGGGCTCCTCCGTAAAAAAGCACTGGTAATCGTTGGCCGACGCCGCCGTAGGGATGTCGATCCACCCCATCGATTGCGTGCCGAGCGCGACCGTGCCGCCGGTGCCTTTAATGACCTGCCAAAGGTCGGTCGTTTTCGTGGTGTTATTTACGATAAAATCGTCGTAAATAACGAACCCGGTCCCCGGGTCCTCAATCGCCTGCATGGGGAAAAACTCCCACGGCGACGTTCCCCGCGGCGCTGAGAGCACCGTATCGTAAAAAGTGAGCACGTTATTCGTGTACTCACCGCGCGTGTATCCCATCCGTCTAGCCTCACTTTCTCATTCGTTGAAATGTTGAGCCGTGACGCCGTGACGTGATCAGGTCAACGCGCTAGGAAGATTCGCGAAGTTGCCATCAAACCGCGGGAAGCAATGCGCCCATACCGTGAGCGTGGTGGACGCCGCCGCACCGAGCGACAACGCGACGGTCTTGAGCAAGCTGTTCGCGGTTGTCGGCAGGTCCGTGTCATGGATTTCGATGGCGTACGTGAGCACCTTGGAGACGGTTGAGCCGGTCGTAAAACTTCCGGTGATGCCCGAGGACGATTGCTGCCAGAAATCGGCCGCGCTCGACTGAGCCGCGAACCCGCCCGTGCAATAAAAGTAGTTATTGATCGCCAGCGAAGCGGAGCTAGTTCCGCTGATATCCTGTGCGACATACGGCGCAATCGTGATTGCGGGCGTGCCGGACGCGCTATTGTTCGCCGCACAGAAAAACGTGACGTGTGAGTAGTATTGCATGTCAATCCAGAGGGTCGTTGTGGACCCCGTGGAGGCGATTAGCAACACCTCGGTCTTGTATCGGTCAATATGACGAACGCCGGTTCCCATCGGTGGAGCCCTCGATTAGATAGAGATGAGCATAAGTAAAGCAAGGAAGGGAGCCGCGCCGGTTCGCCAGAAACCGGCGCGGCTAGGCGTCACCTGGCGACCAGGCCGACGGCGAAGCTGTAGGTTTTCGAGAGGTTGGTCTTGTAGGGCGTGAGCGGGGCACTCCATGCACCTTGGCCGTCCATGCGGAAGATCCACCGGAAGACCGTTTCGTCGTAGTCGAATTTCAAGTGAATTGACATGGCCGATTGGATCGAGCCCTTGGTGATCGCAATATACTGCGACCAGTCGATTAACATCAGGTCGCCGGTAAGCCCCAGGCCGGGGCACTGTTCGAGCGCCAGAGCGGGGCGACCGTAGAGCATGGCGAGCGGCGATGTCTCACGGGCGTTGGTTCCTTCCGCGCCGTAAGGACGGCTCGACGCACCACCCGTGACGACTCCGCCCGCCATTCCGGGCGGTAGGAAAACGGGAACGCCGCCCGTGCCGACAGGTAGCGCCATCTGCCAGAGTTGCGGCTCGATTTCCTGATTGTAAACCCATATTGAGCGCGCCCGGCTCGGCGCCCACATGGCGTTATACATATTCATGACGTTCGTGTAACTAATCGTTTTCGTCTGCTGGCCGGTATCCTTGGCCACCTGGATAAACGCCGGATCGTTCACGATGCCGAGCGGGATGCCCGCCCCGTCACCGTTGATGAGCCCGTCTAGGGTCTTGAACCGAATTTCTTCAGGCGCCACGCGGCCGAGATATTGCTCGAGCGCCGTGGCGGAATCGGTCAATAACTCGTTCGTGACGAACGTCATAATTGTGAGCTTTTTGAGCCGCAAATTGAGGTTGCGGAACTTCGGCCGAGTACCGGAGAGCTGCTGAGCTTCGCCCTCCCAATAGCCGAGCACGCCGCCCCACCGCGAGCCGTCCACGCGAGACGTCTCGGCGTTCGCCGGGATCGTCATCGTGTTGCCGCTGATCGTGTAACCCTGGCACCGAGCGAGCAGGTCGTGCTGGTCGTAGACACGCTCCCAGATCTGGGTCGAAAAGTCGCCGGGAACGAGAGCGCCGCCGTCCGGTTCGGAGTTTTCGTACATCCCGTCCGGGTTGGAGATCGCACGAGCGGCGTTCACCCGGTCGAGCGTAGACATATACTTGCCGATCGGGCTGTCATCGCGCAACCGGCCCGGCGTGGTCGAGCCGCACTTGGCCACCGCCTGAGAGAAATGGCCGAGGTTGCGGAACCCGCCCGTCGGGATGATCTTGTCGTCTTCCGACTCGGTTCCCTCGCCGTGGCCGAGCATGCCAGGTCGAAAGCCCCGGGTCGCCGTGCGGAAGCTGGAACCGATCTCGGTAAGGGTTTGCTTGCGATCCTCAGCCAGCGCCGTGCGAATCTCGGTCATCCCGCGCGTAAACTCAGCCTGGAGTTCCCTCAGGTAGTCGGGCGCGGGGGGCTTATGCTCCTCGGCGATTCCCGCCGCGATATACGCGCGGGCAATCACCTCGTCGGTTTCCCAAACGTCGTTAGCCTTTCGGCCGGACGCGGAATGGTCCTTCAGAAATCGGATAATCATGGTAGGCTTACCTCGATTAGTTGCGGTGGAATCGAGGCGACGATCTCGAAACCGGTCGCGTTGTCGGCCTCGGATTGCGGGCCGCTCAAGCGTGGTTTTGTATCGTTCACATCGAGAAGGGATGGGTCGAAATGAAGATCATACTAGCGGCGCCGAACGTCCAATTCGTTGAGGGTGGACTTGCCTGGAGAACGGCGGGGGTCGAGCTGGAAAAGCTTGGGTTTACATTCGCGAGACGAGAATTCGGAGCTGGAGCGGTCCTAAACGTCACTAATACCGTGATGATCGAAATCGAGACGATTGCCGACCTGGTCGAGCTGCAAGCCAGGATTGCGTTGCCAATCAAGGTGGAGCACGGTTACTTCGAAGTCGTACATGATTGATTACTTTTAGCCGGAGTCAAATTATGCCGAAAGTCGATGACGAGAAAATGGTGAGTCCGTGCTGCGGGTATGACTATTGTGTTTGCGGAAATACGCTCGGGGCAATCGGCCCGAGAGTTCGATGGGGAGATCTCAGTATCAAAGTAAAGACCGACCACCTATCTATGGTCATCGCGACGATGGAAAAAGGAAAGGCTTCGACTAAAAGGATAGCCGAGGTCCAATCAATATTAGACAAGCTTTTATAGGTCAGACTTTGCCTTGAAGCCAGTCGCGATATTCGAGGGCCTCGGTCTTCATTCGCTCGGCGCTGAACACGTTTCGCGCCGCTTCAAATTGCTCGCGAAGCGTCTCGTTATAAGACCGCCCGGCTAGCGCGGGCAACTCAGGCTCGGTCGGCGCAGATCGCAAGAGGTCGGTGAGCTTGGCGCGGGCCTCGTCGTCGGTCCGGTATCTGCCCACCTCGGAGCCATCGTCGGCGAGAACGAGATACCATTCCGCATCGCGAGAGATTCGCCGCGCCGCAATGGCCGGGTCGATCGTGATCGTGAGTCGTCGGGCCGCGGCGACCAGGTCGGGCGGAAGGTCCAGTCCGCGGCTGATACACTTGAGCACGCCCCGAGCCTCGTCGCACGTCAACGCCTCGGCGTTGCCGCCGACAGCCACCGCTGAGTACTCGGCGAGGTCGGAGCGGCGGTACATCATCCAGCAATCAGCCAATTCGGGCCGCTCGCGTATTTCGTCCTTCGTGGGCGAAGAGCAGCCTTCTGGGCTGGGGATGATGTTGACGCTCCAGGCTCGCATGTCGCCGTCTCGATAGCACTCCCAAAGTCGCTCGGTGAAGTCGTCGCCCTTTTTACCCTTCTCGAAAAATTGGGTCTTTGCGATGAGTTCCGGTCCGTCTGGCCCGATGGCGGGGCGGATCGAGCTATTCCGGCCGATCGGCATCGCGCCGCGTGCCGGGTCTTGGCCGTGCTCCCAGAGCACCACAGGATTGCGCGTGTAGTTGGTTCGGTCGATGCCGCGCGGATCAATTACCGTGCGGTATCGGTCGAGTGAGCCCGTGTTAATCTTCGCCACCATTGTTCGCTCGCGCGGGTTGACGTCCTCAACGCGGGCGACATAGGCGCGGACGATCGGCTCGGCGCTGGTTGGCATGGCATGATCTCGGTCGGCTTGGCTTGACTTGGCTTGAAGCGTGATGTCCGCGGCGTCAATTCGCCGACGGCTCGACGGGGCAATGGCATACGAGCGAGTGAGTCTTGATCGGCTGGAGTACTGGCACCTCGCGGAGAGCTGTCGTCGATGTGACGAGCGGGTAATGCTCGGGGAAGTGTTCGCTCGAAAAAACGAGAGCGATGAGCTTACCTTTCGCGGAAAACACGTCTTCGAGCTCGGCGTCGTCGGGTAAGCAATTCGCGATAGGACGGAACCCCGACGAGCCGTGTTTCAGGAGCAAGCAAATTAGCTCGCCGGCAATGAGCAATTGGGCGATTCGTCGGGGCATGGTAGAAACTCAAGCGGCATACCGTGGCGGGTCATCCACTCGCGTAAGGCGGACTCGGGGATTCGTCGATGCTTCGACATCGCGATTCGGAACCCCTTGAGATCCCCTCGGTCGATACATCGGATAATCGTCTGAAGGCTTACGCCCGTCAATCGGGCGGCTTGGGCCGTCGTGTAAAGCGTCATGATGGGATTCCTCAGGTAGTTTCAAGCATACCACGAGGATTGATTAATAGACTGATCCGGGAGGGGGAGACTCCAGGGTGGTAACAAAGAGCACCTTCCCACAAAATACGTCGGCGCACCGATTAGCCGCCAAGGTGAAAGGGTCGCCGTCCGCTGGCCCGTAATCATCTAGGCTCGCGGCCATGTTGACGAGTAGCTCGAAACCAGGATAACGAATACCGCGAAGCCTCCACCCCTCTCCGAAAAGGTCGAGCAAATAGCCGTTTTTTAGTTCAACCGTAGCAAGAATTTCACTCACAGCTATCTCATACTTCCGTCGAGAATGCCAAGGATAAACTTAAAGTATTCCGGGTCTTTCCTCGCAAACCCTACTGGATCAGTGTACAGCTTTTCGACGCCCATGGAAATAATTTCGGTCGCCCCGCTATCGTAGTGCTTGCCGACATACCAGGCGTTAGCGCCGAACACCTTATCGAATTCGTCCTTTCTCCCTTTCTCGCTAAAATCGTAATTACTCTGCGGGAGCACGTCCTTGAGCTTTCGAAGCGGCTCCGAGCCGACTCGGTGAGCCAGGAATTCGCGGGCCGCCGCCTCGGCTCCGGGCATCCAGAACTCGATATGATGGCCCATCTCGTGAATCATGGTGTGGTCTTTTTCATAATCCTTGACCACGATTTTCTTTTGGGCCTTATTAGCGAAAGCGCGAGTGCTCTTTTTTGATTCCCATGATATGCTGATCTTTCCGTCGGATGCTTTGCCTGCGATTTTTGGCGTTAGCCACTGTGTTACCGAATCTCTAGTTTTGCGGTTGTTCGTCATACCGCTGAAGCCTTCACCGTCGCGGTTTTCCCATACCGCCCGCTTACCAGGATCGATTGCGAGTAACGCATTGATTTCCTTTTTGAGTTCCGTGGCGAGATCGCTTCTCGCTTTTTTGATTTTAGCGTTAAGGATTCCTCCTTGTTGTTGAAGCTTGCTATATTCTGGCGTATTAAAATAATCACTCTTTGTTTCCGCTAATACTTTCATCTCTCGGTAGAGCAGGTCTTTTTCTTTTTCGAGTTCTTTGACAATATCTTCGTAGTTAATACTGGCAATCTTTTTTCGCTTTTCTTCGAGATGGGCCGCCGCGGCGATTCGCTCCCCGATCGGCTTGCCCGGGTCGATCGGCGTTCCTACCTCCCATTCCTTTTTAGCCGGCTTGGCGCGGGGTCGCTTCGGCGGGCTCGTCTTCGGGTCTGGGCCTAGCGAGCCCGGCCGGTAGTCGCTACCTGGCGGGTAATCGGCTAGAGCTTGCGTGTATTCCTCGGTGAGTACGTACGTGATCGAACATCGACAATGCGGATGGAGCGGCGGGCCGGGACACTCGGCGTATTCCTCGAGCTGGCTCGCGGTGTGGCCGAACGAGGCATCGAGCGGTATCCCGTGCGTCCCGTTGTATTCCTGTGCCTTGGCAACGCACTTTTCACAGGAATTAGCCGACGTGAGCCACTTTTTGCCCGCGACAACGCCGCTCTCTTTGGCTGATTGTAATGACGCCGCGTGGACGGCCCGAGACGCCTCGGTTCGACCGATCATCTCGGCTCGCCAGGTCGCGAGGTCGCCGAAGACCGACTGGACCCGCGCGGTTAACTGAGGGATCGTGTCACCTCGATCCACAAGCCCGCCGAGGAATTCGAGCCGAAGCTGCTCGAGCGCCTCGTCTAGCCTCAGGCTCGTGGTTCGATTGGTCGCGTCACAAAACTTAAACGATGCCTTTCTAATCATCTCATGGAGATGCGGATCGTAGACTTCCCAGGCGTCGGGATCGAGCCCGAGCCGCGCCCGTGTCGTCTTACCGGCCTCGTCCCAATACAGGCTGATCAGCGGAGTCATCGCCGCCGTCATCGGCTTAGTCCAATCGACGAGCGGGGGAAAGTGATCAGGTAGCGGCGCGCCGATCTCGGGTATCTGGCCGAGAATCTTTTTAAGCTGGCGCTTGGCGAATTGCTTAAGCTTTCGGCGGATCAGGTTGCCATTCGGAAGGTCGAACGTATTATCCTCGTCCGGGTCGTCGGCGTCGCCGGCGGGCGTGCCGGGCGTGCGCTGGCGATGAACGGCCAGAAGGGCGCCAGTAATCGCGGACATGGTCGCGGGCGTCATTCCACCTCGACGAACTCGAAGACCGCTCGGCCGTCCTCGTCAAGCTCTCCGGTTCGCATATAGAGCGCTTGCCCGTGGTCGCCACGTAGGACCGCCTGCTGGATTGTGCGGCCGGCTACTTGCTTTTCTATCCACTGCGTACCACCTTCATCCCCTGCCGGCCGTGGGGCGGCTAGACGATACTCGTTTTGACTGCGAGGGATTCGCGCTTCTCGCCCGTCGTGCGGACCGCCCACGAGGACAGCCGCCGTCGTCTTCGAGGGCTTGAAGTCGCCGGCCACTTCGAGCGGCGGACCCTTGCGGGCTCGCCCGTCGCGCCGTTCGATCTCGTATGAAATCCCCGCGCCGTCAATCGCGATGGATCCGCCGATCTTTGCGGCGCCGGGTGGTTGCGTGAATCGGGTTATCGGTTCGGGTGTTCGGTCGGTACTCATGTGCTGTACGGCCCTTCTCGGCATCGGATTAAGCCACCTCGTCGATGTGCAAGATATCAACGCCGAGCAAGTCGCTCGCCTCGGCTCCGTCCGGCTCGATAACCGCGATGATGTCTTCCACTTTGGCCAGGAAGTATTCATCGCCCGCGAGCCGGATTCCTTCTCCGGCATACTTCGTAAAAATCACCTCGTCGCCGATTTCAAAGTGAATCGGGTCGAAGACGGGCTGGGGGTTGAGCGGCACATGGTGCGCCACACCCGGGCCTTTGGCAAGCACGGTCCCTTTTTGCGGCCGGTCGCGTTGTGAGCCGTCAGGTAGGACGATACCGCCCGAGGTAATCGTTTCACGCTCATCACGCTTGATTAGGATGCGGTCTCTTAGAGGTCGAATGGTCATGTCGCCAATCTCAGGGTGTTATCGCTTGAGGTCTCGCTTGAGCAAGCGCATCACATCCCGGATTTCCCGGAGCGCCGCTCTTTCCTCAGCCGAATTATGGCCCACGTCTCGACGAGAAGCCGGAGAAGCTGGATGAGAGCGATCGCCGCCAGGGCGTTCGCCGCTCTCTCCAGGCTTAGCATTATTCCCGTCATCGGTCTTCACCTTGGCCGCTTCGAGCCCCTGGTCGTGCCGCTCTTGAGCCATCGAGGGCTGCACGAGGGTTCCGGGTATCCAGGGCTCCTCCAGCCAGGGCTTGGGCGTCCAAGGCTCATCGCTGTTCGCCTCGTTGCCGGTGATAATCCCGGCCTTAACCTTCATGTCGATGATCCGTGCGTTAGCTTCCTTGTCCTCGCCAATCGCGCCGTCGAAAGCCATAAACAGCCGTGGATCAAACCGGCGCACGATGCGAGTAAATGCCGACGCGAGACACTGGGCTCGGGGCTCGATGCCGAATTGGGCGTGAAACGTGCGGCCGGCTTGAAAGTTGGCAAGATTCGTCTCGCTACTCAAGAATGAGACGGGCACGCCCCAGCAATTCGCCATGCGCTCCATGTTATAAACATTGATTTCCATTTCCCCTGTATCGAAGCCGGGGTAATGGATCGGCGTTGCACTCACAGGAAACCGCGCGACGTGAAGACCGCCGCCGCGCCCGCCGCCGTGGAACGTGTTAAGTTCCGCCTGGTATCGTCGCGCCTCGTCCTCGCCGAACGGGTAATTGGGATCAGCCGGCGACACGATCATATTTGGCCGAGCCCCTCGCCCGAGGAGCTGGTCCCACATCGAGATACCTTTAGCTTCGAGCCCCGAGTATTGCCAGGCTGCTTGAGCCGCGGCGTAGCCTGCGCCGTATGGGTCGCGAAGCGAGGGCCTCAGGCGGATCTGGATGATATCGCGCGGAAGGTAGTCTTCGAGGAAGTATTTATACCGCCAGATTAGCGCGGAATCGGGCTGGCGCACCGGCCATACGTACTGAGCTTGTAACGGCCATAAGAGCGGGGGCGGAATCTTTGCGGCGACCAGGTCGGCGAACCCCACGCCCGATTCAGACTCCGGCTTGAGGTAGGCAAGCCCGACGATATCGAGGTATCGGCAGAGCGTTGCGATCAGGGTCGGACGGTCGAAATAATCTTGGCCCGACTCGGGATCAGGATCGACAGCCGGGTGATCGAGCGTCTCCAAAAAAGGGTGGCTCGTGATCTCGTGGACGTCCTCGACGTCCTTCGAGCTGAAGGTTTTCGCGACGTAGGGCAAGCCCATGAGCCGCTGAACTTCGACGCGCCGGACGGTCCGGGGCTCGCTATAAGACCGAGGCTTGGGCTTGCCGCGTCCCGACGCGGAATAGAGCCGGAGCGGAAGGGCACTCACTCCTAAAGCGTTGAACTCGGTGCACGCGAAAGCAATCTGAGAGTAGCTCTCGACGAGTTGCCAGGGCGACGGGCCGCGCTTCGCGCCGAACGCATCCGCGTAAAGCGGACCGCCCGACCAGGCGACTCCCATTCCGTAGCCGGCAGGCCCGGCGCGTTCGGTGGACTCCGTATTCTTGGGCCGAGGCGGGCGGCGGCGGTATCGGTCAGGAATAGACATCAGTCGTCATCGTCCCCGACCCAAAAAAGCGGGTTTGCCGCGCGATTGAAGAACTCCGCGGCTAGCTCTTTCTCGGCGTATGCTCTCGTATCCTGGTAACTATGGGGTTCGGCCGCGCCGCCGAACCGCTGAACTTCGACGGCGGCATAAGCAAGCGCGTCAACCTGGTCGTCGTGGGCCCCGTGCGGGAAAGCGAGTAGCTCGGCCGTGAATTCGTCGAGCCAGGGAGCGGACTCGGGGAAAAAAACCTGGCCGGCCTCGCATCGCACCGTTGCCGGAATCGCTCGGCTCACCTTGTCCCGGTCGGCTCGGAGCGCCCGAACCGTGAGCCCCTCTTGACGAGCCTGCTGGACGATGAGGGCTTGCGCGGCTACCTCTTCAATGCCGACATAATCGAGGTTATGCTTCGCCACCATTTTCTTGACGGCGGGAACAAGCTTTGGGCCTTCCATCCGCTCTCGGTGAAGGTCGAGCAAAATCAGCCGATGGTCCGGGGTTACCGCCCACGCCGCAATCACGGTATAATCCGAGCCCCGCTTCTCGGTGTAAGCCAGATCGACCGTACCGAAGCGCCGGCAGTGCTTCTTTGCGACATAGTGACCATCGAGGTTAAATAGCTCGCCCTCGGGTGTCCAGGATCGGAACCACGACCGCTTGAACGCGCCGCCTTCGGCCGGTTGCGGACTCCCCTGATAAAGCGCGGAGAACCAATAGCTTCCGAGCGTCGCCTTGATGCGATTGAGGTCGTCGAGCCCGAACCGCTCGGGCCAGAGCGGCTCCCCAATCGAGCGCCCGAGCAAGTCGTCCGGCTCGGCTAGAGCGGGCAGGTTCAAAACGTTCCACGATTCGCCCA